GCCATCAACTGAGGCTTCTTCTTCGCCGTCGCTTTACGCAATTCATCGGGGTTGTTCAACCCCGCCAAACGTCCTATATCAATAAGCTGCTCTTGGAACACGATAATGCCGTAGGTGGGTTGAAGGATGGATTGTAAATCTGGATGAATGTATGTGACCTGTTCCTCGCCATGTTTGCGCCGCACGTAATTAGATATATACTGCATTGCACCGGGGCGATATAACGCATTAGCTACGCCCAAATCATCAATGTTGTCGCATTGCATATCGCGCAATACGCCACGCATACCAGTAGACGAAAACTGAAAGATCAATTCTGTGTGACCCTGCTTGAACTCGTTCCACACCGCAGCATCATGGAGGTCGATATTACGAGGCGAAATATCCTCATACGACTTACCAATCATGTCCAGTACATCCCACATCACATCCACTGTGCGTAGTCCTAAAAAGTCAACCTTAACCAACCCCAAATCGTCAGCAGTGTGCATATCTCCTTGTAATACCCATGCGTCTGCATTTTCCGAATATTCCAAGGCATTGTAGTAATCGGCTGGTTGTGTACTGATCAAACGCCCACAAGGGTGGATGCCGAACGACTTGGGCAAACCTGCAATGTGTTGTGCATAATCCAATAATTCGGGATACTGGTCTTTGTAACAGTCCAATAGTCCTAATTCAATGACCTCTTTGATGCTTTCGTCACCTATACGCGAGGTCATTTCATTAGTCACCTCAAAGGGGATGCCCAACACTCTGCCAATATCTTTAATTGCACCCTTAGCCCATAAATACCTAAACTGCCCCAGACAGGCTACATTGCTTTCACCGTACTTGCCGATGATATATTGCATGATATGTTCACGTTCCAGTTTGCCAAAATCGCTGTCCACATCAGGAATTTTGAGTTCAGCCTTAGTAATAGAACCATTAGCCAGCAAGTCTAATGCTCCTACATCAATAAAACGCTCGAAATATAAGCCATATTGGATAGGGTCGATGTCTACTATGTTCATTAAATAAGCCAGCAGAGAACCACCTGCGGACCCACGAGCAATACCACGTCGTTTGGCGTGGGACAAGTAATCATCCACCAGCAGGTAGTAACCTTCAAACCCCATTTTTTCAACAGCGTTCATCTCATATAACGCACGCTGTTTGTACATTTGTTGCACATCGGCAGGCAGTTCGTCGAGACCCTTTGCTTTGTAACCATCATTGCATAGCTTTTTCATGTATGCGATTTCGGTTTTATAAGGAGCAGGCACTTTGTTGTGCGGGATAATAGGCGCAGACAACGGATATTCAGCCGTGCATTTGTCTGCAATTTCCTGTGTGGCAGCAATAGCTTGAGCGTTGTATGCCTGTGTGCTTTCGCATATTCGTAATACATCAGCTTCGCTTTGTACGTAGCAGTCTTGATATGTTTCGCCTACATCCCGCTTTTGATTGATCTGGATAAAAATAGTGTGATACTTTTGGTCTGCCGGAGTCAAATAATGGCAGTCGCAAGTAACCACATATTTTATGCCCAATTCATTGGCAATGTCCACCAGTTGAGCATTATAGCGTTGTTGCTCAGGATTGCTATGAGACTGATACTCAATATAATAGTCGTCGCCAAACAGGAATTTATACTTATAGGCTATCTGTTTAGCCTGCAAGAGACTGCCTGCTTGCAGAGCGCGTGTCAACTCCCCTGCCATGCAAGCGGACAGGCAAATTAAACCTTCGTGGTGTTGCGTAAGCAAATCAAAGTCAATACGCGGCTTGCCTTTATATTTGTGGCGCGTAGAATCACTGACTATCTTTTGTAGATTCAGCCTGCCGGTTTCATTCTTAGCTAACAGGATAAGGTGATATGCCTGTCCTGTCTCAAACCGATTCTCGCAAATATAACATTCACAACCAATGATTAACTTCTTGCCATGCTGCTTTAACATTTTGTACAGTTCACAACAACCATACATATTGCCATGATCGGTGATGGCTACTGTATCCATACCCAATTCATCCAACTTGGTAATTAAATCATCCAGTTGAATAGTGCTGTCTAATAGGCTGTACTTAGTGTGTAGGTGCAGATGAACCATATTATTCACTCAAGCACTTGTTACAATGGCTACATAATTGCTTACAGAAGAAAGACTTCTGCGGATTTTCGCCCATCTCCCAAGTATCAATGTCATCCGGGTCTCTGGCGTCTATCTCCGTAATGATATTGTTGACCCAATCATAAAGTTCCTGTCGGCACGTTGCGGTGTACTCCATCGGCACAAACCCCTCGGTGTACTCGGTGTCTATTTTTAATTCATTGCGCGGTTTAAGGGTTTTACCCACTTGGGCGTATTTCATCATATCGTAGCGAATGATGATTTGATCATCTGGGTAATAACGAGATAGTGCTTCCGCATAAATGAATAACTGCATTTTTTTATGCTCAAGGTCAGCGGCAGAAAATTTACTGCTGGTCTTATAGTCGGTAATAGTAATCACACCATCTTCCCTGCACCACTTATCAATAAAACCCCAAATAACAGCGCCGCCGATTTCCACTGCAAACACATCTTCAATATGCTGATTGGCGGCTTGCGATGCTTCGTGGAATTGCAGATAATGCAATACGCAGTTGATATAGGTTTCCTGTGATTTAGGTGTTATCCACGTCAGACCCAGCATATCAGCGTTTTCTACTTCTTCCTTAAATCGCTCAACCGCCTTTTCATTGGTCGTATGGCCTTGGTCTATCGCTTCCGCAAGATCGTGTGCTACGCTGCCAAGATAGGTGTATACGGATTCGCCACCACGTATACCTTTAATGTATGTCCAATAGTAATTGCGAGGGCAACTTGTAAAGGTGTCTAACTTAGAATATGAAAACAACTGTGACAATCAATCACCCCATTCTATTTCAGTTTTGATAATTTGTTCTAAACGCTCTACACCTAAATCAGTAGGTGATGCTTTATCAGGGTCGTGATATTTACGCCAATCCCACCAGCCAATCTGTATGTCTAACAGCCGCGTATAACTCATTAGTTTGCGTGCATTAAGCTCTGTAACGGTCCAATCCAGCCCCACGTCCGGCAGTAGCACTATGCGCTTTGGCAATAACTCCACCATGAGTTTGCATTGTTTGTCGCTCACACGATTGCCGCCTAAACCGACAAAATTGTAATACCCATAACCCCACGCTTGCATCACCGCCTTTTCGCTCTCACAAATATAAATGGTGTCATTTACCAGATGCCGATAGTTATGGGCAAAACCATACAAGGTTTCACTGCATCGACATGGCGTGAGATACAGATACTTCGGCTCGTCATCTGCTATGTCCCAATTAGCACGACCCTTAACACCCATCAATTCGCCTGAGCTGCTGTATATTGGTATAACAATGCGTTGAGAGTCAGGGTCGTAGCGAATATCAAACTCGTTTTGGGCTGAAATAGAAATATTGTCATCAAGAAAACGTTTAGCGAATATTTTTGGATACGAGTTCAAAATGGCGGCATCATATATCTGCGGAGGTGCAGATGAACTGCGTTTACGAGTGAGCTTATCAAACGCCCCCGCAAATATACTACTACGTTGGCTAATGCCGTAATCATCAATATTCAGTTCTCGCTTGATAAAAGAGATTACAGAGCGGAAATTAGTGTCCTTGGCGCGGATTATAAAGGAGAATAACTCGCCGGAATAAGCATCCGAAAAATCATTGACATATAAATATGGGTTGTCATCTAAGCGTATGCGAATAGATGTTTTGTTGCGGTAGTCATCATGCCCGCATCGTATCTCATTTCCGCGATTCTCGATGTGAGAAAACCCGAAATGTGATAATGTGCGTTCAATAACCGTTGGATGCGTGAGAAGCATCTCTCTAACTTCTTGGAGAATGTCACATCACCATCCCCCTTATATCGTTCCATGCTTGGGACGGCAGAGACAAGATTCCGAGAAACAACAATACTGGCCTCGGAATTTGAGCATATACGCAACTCCATCACCAGCAGAATCCTGGCCGTTACGGTTTTTATCCACAAAGAGGACGCGCCACACTGCCGTAGGGTCACACTCAAATTCTTCTTCTACCCACTTGCCGTTCTTCTGCACCCGACGAAATGGGCGAATATAAACCTTCTTATTATCGGGGTCAAGTTCCTCTTGGTACACAGAACGCATGAGCATCAAAGTTTCACAAGTTTCTTTGACCTGCTTGCTCATGGACAATGTAGAAGCATCTAACCACAATCGGCCCTGCATAGCGATACTAAGCTGCATAGATGCCAGCATGATAATATTAAACCGCTTTGCCAGTTTATCAAATTCTCGACTATCTTTAATCAGCCGCACCCACTCTTTGTCATCTTTGGTGTCAGAGAAATCGCACTTCATTGTGTCATATAGTACAGTGTCGAACCCAAAACGCAACACATATTCGCGGATTTTCTTCTTTACAAAAGTCATATCCGCATCAGGAATAGCAATAAATTTGAGTTTTCCTTTATAGGTTTTATCCCAATAATCCTGCACAACCTTAATCATGCGCTTATCTTCCTCGGAAATGTTGCCGTTCAACATATCTTTACGAGTAATCTTCATGTAGTGGAACCGTTTGTACAACAACCACACAATAACTGCCACCTTAAACACTTTGCATTTTTGCTCATTGCTGATAATCAAGACTTTGCGGCCCCGATACAGTAAGCCCATGATAATTGTAATCCAAATGGAACTTTTGCCGACAGAGCTAAAGCCACCAAGAATGTTGAATGTGCCGTCCATAAAACCGTTTAGCTGGTTGGAGAGGAACGGCAAGCATCGCACTTCCTCTCCGTTAATGTCGTCATCAAACCTGTCAAATGGCACGCCCGTTTCTAATCCGGCGCAACAGTCTTCAATGAACTGATCGTCAAACTCTATATCTTCCTCCTCAAGAGCCTTAGACGAATAGCCAGTTCCAAATGTACTGAGGCGAGATTCGTACCACTCCAACACGCCTTCGCTATCCAGTTTTTTAAACAACTCATACGGCACAATCGTTTTGCCGCTGTCAGTAATTGGCGAGATAACATTGAACCCGTTGTCATAAAGTTTAAGAACGATGTTGGCCTTATACAACGAATCCAAGAGTGCATCCCAATTCTTTGCGTTGACCACTTCGACCAGATTGTGCAGAGTCTCGTAGCCGCCTCGCTCGTTGAACCCGGTTTCCATAGTATCGGTAATGTTGGATAAGACCGATAATTCATCTAAGACTGCAATACCCTGCGCTCGTATGTGTTTGAGCAATGCAAAATAATATGTGCCGTCCTGTGTAATGAAATCATTCACCGTCAAGCCACACTCGTCTAATAAGAGCAAATCTTTGGCAATGCAGGCAATTACAGAACCCTCAATGGTCTGTCTGCCTTCCAGCAGTTCTTTAGGATATTTTTCACATCCGCTGATAAACTTGCCCATAATGCACTCCTATTCTATTGTTGCAAAACCTTGCCGTTTTTTGGACGCTTGGTAGTGATGGTTGGAAAACTCAAATTCTGTGGCCTTATCAGGTATTACCTTTTGTTTAAGTATAAAGCTGGCCATATTGTTCCGTATGATTGCCATAAAGTATCTAATCTGCGCATATTCGGACACAAAATCCTTGGCCATGGATTTGCTCAAGTATGCTTTATTTTCTGTAATGTACTGAGACAACAGAGGGTAGTCATATTTAATGGCTACCTCCTGCATTTCTTTGTACAAAATTGAATTAGTAACATTGTATCCAAAGACCTCATTAACAAGCTGGTATAATCTATCCTTGTTGTCTGAAACCTTCTTTTTTGCTTGTTGCCAATCAGTAAATTCGGCTAAATTACAGTAATATTGATTGACTTTGCCAGTAACCACCTTGTAGGCGGTGGCTCGGTCTATTTTAGCTCCGCAGGCTCGGCACTTGACTAACATCAGTCAAGCATCCCGTTGATTTTCTGAAGCACCTCAACTGCTATGTCTTCGCCCAGAGACTCGTGACCGTGCTCTTGTAAGGTGTGCTTAATCGCCAGCTTCGTGTCACGAGAAGCCGCCTTAAAGCGATTAAGTATGTTCTGTTTCAGGACCTCCACATCTATTTCATCGGTCTCCACAGGTTCAGGCGCACCCGATACTTCAATGGGCGTAGGAGCGACTACATACTCTGACTTGGACTGCTCCATGCCGTGCTCGATGGTGGCAATAAACTTTTTAGCCATGTTGGGTTCGTCAAACACCAGATACTCCGGCACAGCACCAGCGGCAAAACGTCCTCCGGCATCTATTAGATTAGTGCCACGGAAGTACAGCTTGCGAATTGCATCAGTAGCGTGCCGTCTGGTCTTCTTCTGACCGCCGATGTCTATTTCTTCTTCTTCCAGTTCGCGGTCAATGATGCCGGTCAGCGTCATGTCAAAAATGTCGCCAAGTATGGCCTCATAGTTGGCCACCAGATTAGAAGTGAGCTGCATATAACCATCAGTCATATCGCCCTTCTGCTTAATGTTCTTATACTTAGTGTGCGCAATGGCCCACAACGTAAAACCAGCCTTATCAAGATCGCTCATATAATTCTTAACCATGCTGGCGGTTTCTTCAACACCACGATTATAGCCACCGTATGCTGCCTTAATGGAAGTACAGAGCTTGGCGGGTTTTTCCTCAACATTGTACTTGCGAATAACTTCTGCCTCAAAAATGGGGAACAGTTCATCGCAGGTATCAAAGCCTATAATCTCAATATGATGTTCACTGCCCTTGGTAGTGATTAGCCACTGCTTGAGTTCCATAAATTCTTTATAGGTATCAACGTGAACACGATTCAAATTGTCCAGCAGTTTATCGCCACGTTCTTTGCCAATGGAAATCAGCAGACCATACGAAGGGTCATTGTATTTTTCCATGATAACGTCGCGGAACAGAGTGGATTTACCAAACTTTTTGATTGTGCGTATATATATTGACAGGTCTCTAATATCAGTAGAAATGCTATTGATGTTGGGCTTACAAAACGCCATTTAAATCCTCCTTAAATTATAATATCGTCCTCATCGTCGGTAAACAGTTCATTCGCCAGTGCTTCAGTGTCTACCTTATTCAGAGGAGGCAGTACAAAATCTTCTTCGTGATAGGCAGTCAACCTTGCGCCACTCAGCCAGCCACGAGCAAAGCCGGTGATAACAAATTCACGTATGCGGTCTCCGTAGACCTGCTTGCCGCGATCACGCACCAGCTCATCCATCGTCACAGCGCCAATCATCAGCAGTTCCTTTTCATTGTCACTGAGCATATCTTCCGTCAGTTCCAGTCGCTCGGCCCCGTCTACGCACTCCACCTTAACCGCTAATTCCTTGCAAATGTTGCCATCAACAGGATTGATGGTGAAATTCTTTTTGAGCAGTTCCGCATAAGCCTTGCTCTTAGCGTCTGTACCAACCGGCAGAGTCAGCATAATGGGGCAAGGAATCTTCTGCTTGCGCTGAGAGTCATAATCAAAAGTATATCCGTTGATGTAATACTTACCCTTTTCCTCCACACTGCCGTCATCAACTGCATTTTGACCAAAGTTTAGGGTGATGACTGCCTCGGTGTCGTACTCGGCATCTGCCGCCGCACGCATAATGCGAGTAACTTCATAATGCTGATAGAACTTACCCTCATACTCAGTCATCACCAGATTGCCAGATACCCTGCACTTCAGATTTTTTACCGCCTCATTGTTCAGCAGTTTATATACAAAAGCGGCAAAGTCCCATTCGGATAAGAACTCATGCCGCTTGGCTTTACTCTTTTCCAGTGCCGCTTGAGCAGCTTCCAGACTGTCCACTTTGGCTTCAGCTAAGGTCTCATCGGTTACTTCGCCGTCCTCCACAATACGCTGAAGCAATTTACGCTTGCCCATTTCTTCAAGGTCAACAATGAATTTGCGGAAAGGTGCTACTTGGTCGATGTTACTCTGCAAAGTACGATCTTTCCACGGTATTTCAATCGGTTCGCCCTTAACACGCTTGCCTGCGTCATCAACTGTGCCAGGGGCGAATGTTTTAATTGTGCCATGACCATCTTCCCAACTACCGCCTTTGATTTCACACATGATGCGGTTTGTACCGGCAACGGCGTTAAACTTGAGAGTGCGGTTAATCCAGCCGCTATTAAACTTCTTTTCCTCGTAGGGTTTAAACTTATCGGTCTCTTTACCAAGTGCAATGTTGGCAATAAAGCTAAAAGTGTTCAATCAAATACCTCCTGTTAAAAATTGAAAGGGTTCCCGAAAAAGGATATGAGGTTCAACAGACCATCGTTATCAGGGTAGTCTTTATTGTATTGGCGACGTAGCTCATACGCTTTCTTATTAGCCTCCTCTACTTCTGCCCAGCGTTTTGCCCGCTCATCACCCAGCCGTTTACGTTCAGCTTTCTCATTCTTGTCCTTTTCTTCTGCTTTCAGACATTCTTTTTCACTGTCAAACATCTGATGCAGAACCTCCGAGTAGTAATAGTGTTTCATTGCCTAATCCTTTCTGTATTTATTTACAATTTTTAATCCTCGCAACATACAGCACACAACAATTTGTATAAATCTTCTAATGTGTGCAAGGGTATTGGAGTGCCGTCGTCCCATGTTGCTTGCAGCTCAGTATTACGACCCCAATCTTTTTCAAAAATAAAATATTCAATCCATTTGTCCGTGTCATGCATGACGCGCATTAGCATATCAACAGCAACATGAGCGCAACCGCCTTGCGACCAATCCCACACCCAGAGACCGCAAGCATTAACGGCGTCAAGCCTATCAAACCATGCTTTAATTTCAAGCATGACTTCTTCAAACTCTTTATAAGTTAGCAATATTCACTTTTCCTTTCTGGGCAAAAAAATATAAATTAGAAGTGCAACGAACAGATACACTATATCATTTTCTTGGGATCGTGGATAGGGGTCTACCCGATACTCACCACACCGTTGGTGTCTATATCGCAGTCAAAAGTAAACATGTTGACCTCATATATATCGTCATCTTCATCATACGTCATATCAGAGGGCGCAAGAAACGTCCAGATAGATACTGGCGCATCAGCGGGGAATTGGCCGAGAATGGCCATAAGCTCATAAACTTTCATTCTACCTCCATCATATAGTCGTCAAGATTACCTTCAGAATCCAACCATTTCAACAGCATAGTACATTTGGTGTTTGCCACGCCTTCCATACACACCAGGCTACATGGGCAATATTCGCACATATTAGTACAATCAGTGATGAACTTCACCATTTCTTGCTTGTTCAGGGATATAATTTGCTCGTATCTGGTCATGTTACCTCCTCGTTAAAAGTCACTGCAAAAAACCATTTGTTTGCAACACGGGCATCTACACTGTACACTGATGCCATCATGTATATAGGCTATTTGTGAACACATCTCATATTCCGATGAATCGGCTTCAAACTCACAGCCGCACGATGGACAAATGAATCGCTTAACTTTTTTATCAATTATACCCGCTCTAAGTATTTTCATTAGCCAAATCCTCCCAATCAATTTTCTGTCCACACATATCACAATATTGTTGATACTCGTAGTCTCCCGGTGTTGTACGAGGAGCGCGAATATAACTTCCACAAACCGGGCAACCACAGTGCA